TTAGGCCATAAAGCCTCTACGTTTTTTATAATATATTGTTCCATTTTCTCTCCTTCTCTATATTATAAGTCTTCATCTAGTTCAGCTAGTGAATCTTCGCTCACTGTTTCTTCGCTACGTTTACTAGATATTTTGGTTAATGCTGTGGCTACATCGCTAAGACAAAACCTATAGGTATTACCTATCTTTACATAGGTATCCTCTGGTATGTGCTTTTGACGTACCCAAGCACGAACAGTCGATTGAGACACGCTAAAATGTTTAGCTACGTCTTCTATTGGTACAAAAGGTTCATTCATTTCTTCCTCACAGAAATTGTTAGTTCTTCTTCAATCTCTAATCCCTCTGGCTTAAGATCAGGATTTTCTTCTAAGAACTCTCTCATGTTCGCCTGATTGATACGTTTATCTAGTAATTGAGGTGCATTCTCTTCCACAATAAGCTTGTGCATAGCATCCCATTCACTAACCCAGTATTTCTTTTTAGTCGAACGAAAGAATAGCCCTTCAGAAGTTCTCACGCTTTCTACATTGTGTGCTTCACAATGATCTAGCATTGCCTGTTTTAGTCGATCTAGTTTTCGTATAAGCTCTCCGTCCTGTTCTTTGAACTGAGCCGATAACACAGACCGTTCTGCTCGAATACGTAAATACGCTTTTGCCAGTCTATCAGGGGTTACTTTGCCACCCATATCTCTCTCCTATTCTTATTATATGATAACATATAATATCAAAATATATCTTAGTCAAGCACTTCTTTGTAAAGTTCTACAAATTTTGTGTGTACGTTTATTTTTCTATCTAATAATCTATAAACGTGCTTTTCTGCGTCAGAACCTTGCAGTTGCACAACCGTGCATTTATGTGTCTGTCCAGACCTATGCACACGTGCGTTCGCTTGGTCGTATGTTTCCAGCGAACTCGTTGGCCCCCACCATACCACTGTGTTAGCTCGTGTTAACGTAACACCATGTGATGCCGCTTGTGGTTGTATCACCAGGACTGTTGGGTCAGCCTCTTCTTGAAATTTTTTAAATATCTGAGTACGTTTGTACGCAGGTACATCTCCACGTATTACCTCTGTTGTTATACCTTCCGAACGTAATTTATCTGTTAATATGTCTATAGCATGTGTGAAAGGTACGAACACAAGAACCTTTTGACTTGACTCGTCAATAACCTCACGTAGCACCTTGTATCTATTCTTTATGTCAAACTCTAGCACTTCGCCTTCGTCCGTATATATAGCCCCTGCTGATATTTGTAGTAACTTGTTAAGGGTAACAGCTGCGTTTATTGCGGTTATCTGTTCGCCTGTGATGTCTAACACAAGCTTTGTCTTTAGTTCTTTGTAATATTTCTTTTGTTGTGCCGTAAGTTCTACCTGTCGTTTGGTATATACCATAGGTGGTAAGTCCAAGCACTCATCTTTTGTAAAACGTATGGCAGGTTGCAACGCTCTGAACACTATATCTGTAGCATCGGGTCGTATCTTCCACGTGAACTGTGATACTTTTATCATCACCATATCTTTAAACGCACCAAAGAACCTAGGGACTTTGTTTGGGCTAACAAGTTTTGCTAGTCCGTACGCGTCTGTAGGGTTCTGGGCCGCGGGTGTACCTGTCATCATCCACAGCCACGTGTTATCGTGTATTAGTTGACGTAGGAGTTTCCAGCGCCTTGTTTGGACATTTTTGTAATGCGTGGCTTCATCTATAATAATTAAGTCAAACCCACCTTTCTTTAGGTCATCTAGCACAATTCCTATACCATCGTAGTTTATAACCACATAGTCTGCGCCTTCCTGTATTATCTTACTACGTTTGTCAGCCGACCCATGTGCTACAGACACAGTCCTGTGCGTTGCAAATGTAAACAAGTCATCACGCCATGCGCTATCCATGATCGAGAGCGGGCATACTACAAGGACTCTATTTATCACGCCTTGTTTCATAAGAAAGTCTGATGCCCATATAGCACTTGCGGTCTTGCCCGTGCCTTGTTCGTTGAAACAAAAACTTTTTTGGTTTATAGTAAGGAATGATGCGGTTGAAATTTGGTGGTCAAATGGTTGGTATCTTCCTGTCCATGTGTATTTTGCTTCTATGGGTGATGGTGATTTTATACCTAGCTGATTCAGGCTCTGTGCTTCTTCAAGCCCCCAATTAACTATAACTTCGTTATCGCCTACCTTTTTACTTTTAGGTATGGTATTTATGACTTTATCAGGGTCACGTAACCGTAGGCGTAAAGCCTTGTTGTCTATTATTTGCATTTCTCTCTCTCATTTTTTATATTTATTTTTTTCTAGGTCTTCCGCGTTTTCGCTTTGTGCTTTGCTCTAAGCTCTTCTTTGGCTTTTTTTGCAATCGCGGCTTGTCTTGGTTTCCCTGCGACTTTGGCTCGTTGCTCCACCACAGTAAGGATTTGAATCTTCCTAGCGTATGGCTTATTAATACGCTTAACCTTACGAGCAGTTGCTTGGGCATCTGCCACAGTGGCAAATTTAATAGGGACTGTATCTTTGGGGTTTTCATCTGTATAAAGTCTCCTTCCTGTTCCTTTTGGTTTCTTTCCTGTTCCTGTCTTGGGGTCTTTTGTCATTTCTTTTTCTTCTTCTGTCCGTTCCTTGCCCTGTTCTTTGATGGGCTTTCTAGCCTTGTGCCGTCTTTGTTTGAACCACCTTTACTTAACATCTTATTGTGTGATACGTCTTTACCTTTACGACTGATGCCCTTTTTGTCGTAGGCTCTCCTAGCACGTTGACGCTCCATTCTGTCAGGGTGTTCGCCACGTTCCTTCTGTTTCTTATATTCTTTCTTGTAAGGTCTAGGTGATTTCGTATACGGCATCAGTTACTCCCATTATATACACATTCTATGACCGCGCAGTGTCTACGACATAACCCACTGGGTCTTGCGTTCCATGTGTCGTTATCGTGCGCGATTTGCATACGATCAAAACTAGCTAACCATTTATCCCATAGGTCTGTCAACATATCTACTGTGTATTTTGCCTTTATAAATTTGTTGGCAACCACAAACATCAAAGCCGCATTGACCTGTTTTACTTCGGGGAAGTGTTTAAATGTAGCCATAGCCATAAGCTCCAACTGTCCTTTATCTGCGTATTGTGCGTTACGTCCAGTCTTATAGTCTACCACCCATGCTTTCGTGTCGTCAACTATTACCAAATCTGCTATGCCACGCCACCACACATTCTTGTCCTTGAACGTACAAGGCTCAAGCTCTGAGGTCAGACCCATACGCATCTCTGTAAACTTGTTACCCTGTCTACGTTTAAGTGCTTCCAGGGGACCTTTGAGGAAGGCAAACTTATCTGGTATTGGTGTGCCGTCACTTATAAAGTCTTCTGCTACAGCATGTAGTTCTGTGCCGTAACGCATCGCTTCTGTGTGTGGCTCTTTATAATCCTTCGCTATTTTCATATGGTAGAACTGTTTAGGGCATTGTTCAAACGCCTTTATTCTACTGTATGACCACGGTGCTATACTCACTCACACTCTCCATAAGATTTGCCTGTTCCCGATTCGCAATCTATCGGTAGACCTTCTGCCCATTCTGGTGGTTGGCGCATACATTCTTCGACGTATTGCTGTGCCTCGTCCACCTCTTCGTCTTTGACACAACACGCTATACTGTCATGCACTGTCAAGACAACTCTGTACCTCTTCGCTATTTGTAGCATTTGTTCACCAATAATGCAACGAGCTATCGCTTGGCACACATTCTCTATTACTTTACCGCCATATATGCGAGTACGTCCTCTTCTTGTATTATAATCAAACTCTACGCCTTTATCTGTAGTGGTAAACTGTAAGTCGTCATAACGTAAGTGTAACCCAGAGGGTAGTAGTATCTTACCATCTTCTACAAACAACACACCATGTAACCCAAATGTATTACCATCTTTCAAGAACAACTGAGCGTCACGCCACAGTTTATTTATCTGATGATTTGTTTCTCTGTATATCTTTATGACACGTCGCGCCTCGTGTAGCTCCATGTCAAAGCCAAATGTCTTGAGTTGGTCTTGAAACTTCTGCGCCCCCATACCATACCCTGCGCCTAGTATTGTAGTCTTACCAACAAATCTCTGGTCTTTTGTGATTTGGCTCTCTGCTACACCATATATTTTTGATGCCATTTTCTTATATACATCTTCACCTTTGGCAAACGCTTGGGTCAAATCGTCTTGTTCGGCAAGCCATGCCAACACTCTTGCCTCTATCTGTGCCGAATCTGCATCTATTATGGAGTGTCCTTGTGGTGCAATTATGCCACGCTTTAGCATGTTTGCGTTCGTGCCACGGCTTGGTAAGTTCTGTAAATTTATCTTATCGTCACCGCCCCAACGTCCCGTATGAGCCGCGTAATATCTAACAGGTACAGGCAATAAGCCACGTTTTGCTATGTCGATAAACCTTTGCGTTCGCGTTTCTTCGAGTGTGCTTTTATTACCCAACCTGGCTGCAACAAGTGATTGAACTCTCTCGTCCTGATGTGTTAACAGGCTTTTAAATCCTTCGTCTGACTTAGCAAACGCCCACGTCTCCTTACCTGTAGTAGGACTTAACTTCTTAGGTGGCGACACGTTGTATGCAGCAAGTAGCTTCGCGAATTTGTCGTTACTCATCAAATCTTCTTTTGATGCACGAGCATCCATGAGTAACTCTTCCTTGTGTTGACGTGTGCTAGCAAGGTGGTCTTCTAACAAGTCCAAGTTCAGATCCAAAACAGGCTCTACAAACATACGCAGTGACAAGTCAATAAGCTTAAGTTCTTTCTTTGGAAACCCCTTTGCCATAATTGCAAATAGGTCATACGTCAAGTCTACATCATTGACAGCATAGTCACCCAAACGTTCTAGTTCTTCGTCGGTGAAGTCTTGTCTATGTTTATCAAGAGTGTTCTGTATCTCGTCACCCTTTTTACCTACACCATATTTTTCTGATAACGCTTTCAGCGAAACACTGGCTTCAACCCCATTCACAGCTCTCGCTATACAAACTGTATCAGTATAAGCACGAGGTTTAATATCAAATACCCAAGAGAGGATAGCACCATCAAACATAGTATTGTGAGCCAATACCATCGACTTTTCCCAATCAAAGGTCTGTAAGAACGTCTTAAGTTGTTCCTGTGTACCACTTGCCCACTCCGTTCCTCCGTTGTTTACCTTTATAGCGACCCCAAGCACTTCAAACCTAGGGTCGCGTACGTATTCTTCTGTAGTCAGTTTTTTTAGAGAATACTCTTTGTTGTAGTATGTTTCAAAATCAAGAGTGATTAAGTCCACGATTCTTCTCCTTTACAGCGCACTCGTATTCAATACCGACGTACGCCATGTTATCTACGTAGTGATCTTTTTTCAATGGACTTGTTTGCCGTCTCGCTAACTTAGTTGCCTGGTGGACCAGAGTGATGTCTCTTGCTGTAAGACGTTGTCCTGTGATAGCATTATAGATGCGGGCGATATGTTCGTGGTTGTCCACAGCGTCACCATAATCTTTGTTACGATCTGTAGCAGTGAGGCTCGACGCTTCACCAAGTAGCTGACAGCGGACAGGTGGTTTGGACTCTGCTATGATGACTTCTTTTGGTGTGCCTGATTCGTTTATAATCTTCAAGGCATAGCCATACGATACCTTACACGCCTTCGCTACTTCTTTCGGTTTGGCGAGTCTGTTCTTGAGTATGTATTTCCAAACTCTTTCTTTTTTAGCACTTGTACGCATTTTGATTTCTCCTCTTCTCTCATTTGTTTAATTA